CTACTGTGTCACCCTCAGTCGTGAGCGCAGGCAACGCAATGTTAGTTACGGTCTTGAATGCCTTATCGCCAGTTTGTGCGCTTGTTCCGTTCAAGGCAAAAGTTTCTGTAATAGTTGCGCCGTTAATATCTGTGCCGGTTATAACAACATCCCCAACCATGTTGGCAGCAGTACCGACAACGGTTAAATTCTTTGCGCACGACGGCTGTTTGATGAATGTTTTAATATTCTGCGGCTCGGCGGTCAGCGCGGTTCCGTCAAGTATCCCGTCTGCATCAGCGACGCTGTTCTCGGCAGCAGTTCTCTGAAAGTGTGCTACCTGAGCGCGGAGCAGCTCTTTGACCGCTACGCTCTGCCCCATGTAGGGGTTATAAGGTGCTAAAGCCATAATTTTTACCTCCTAAATTATGAAGCCGCTCACAATTAAGTGAACAGCTTAACAAATGCGTCAGCCAGTGCAATATCACAGTCGAAAGCGCAAAGCCCACGATAGTCAACGGCAGCGCTTCTGAAGTTCTCGGCAGACGCAACCTGCATATCGAGCGGCATATTTCCAACAACTTTCTTGAAGTCGCCCAGATAAGCGGCGTTGTCGGCCACCTTGTCTGAGATAATGACGGGATAGCCCAAAATACGAAGTGGGATAGCTGCGGAAAAGTCCTTAACAACAATCGGGTCGCCCTCAGCGTCGCGAACTTTTGCGATATGCTGATAGAACATCTTTTTGTTCATTAGGAATTTAGCGTTGCCGTCATACCGAGCGGGAAGCAGAGCGATAAGGTCAAGTATATCGTCATAAGTCACGGCATCGCCGTAGTCTATACCGTTGGTGTTGTTTGTCCAAGTGTTGGCCTTTTCAACGCCCTTCGGGTCGCCTTCACCGTCGCCGTTTATAATAGCGTCCTCAATAGCGATCGCAATGTCCTCGGCCAGCATGTTGACAAGCCAGCCCTCGAAAGCGTCCAGCGTCATAGCCTGCGCGGTCTTGCTGATGCTAATGAGCTTCATGTACTCATACGCGCCGAGCTCAACAGAAGCGATGGTATCAGCGGCGGGATCTTCTGCGTTCAGCTCAGTATGCTTTGCGGCAGCATTGCGGGTTCCTTCGGTGACAAATTTAACATTGCCAGCCACATGAAGCAGAGTGATTTCGTTCAGCATCGGCGCGATCTTCGTCATCTTGTCGAAGAATACGCCAGATGTTTCGGTCGGGATAGCGTGAGACGAGACGGTGGAATTATACGCCCGCTTTTCGGTTTCGTTCAGCTCCTTGCCCTGCAGCGTTTTCAGCCATGCGGAACGGTATTCCGGCGCGGCAAGAATCTCATCGCGGGTCATGTTTTCAAATTCCATAGGTTTAACTTCCTTTCTTGCTTCAACAATTTTAGGTACAACCTTGCCGGCGGTGATGTCCAGCGCAGTCTGCTTTCTTGCTTCCAATACTTCAAGTTCCGCCTTGCGTTCAAGCAGACGCTTCTTTTCCTCGGCAGCATTGTCTACGGTTTCCGCCTCTGTAGCTGCCCTTACCTCCTCATCCAGTTCCGCAAGTCTTGCGGTGATCTGTTCGAGATTCATTTCGTCTATGTTCATAAGTTACCTCCATAGAAATACTTCGACTTCGCCAGTTCCAACGCTTTCCTTGCCTCCGCAAGTTCCCTTTCAGCCTCCGCCTCAAAGAATGAACGAGCCTGCACCGACGTGCTTTCGTATGCCGGAATATCAACAATCGCAACATCATAGATCCGCTTCACCTCCGTGATCGTTCTGAGATGTTGTTCCTTGTTGTATTCGTCCGCATTTATCGTGAAGGCAAACGACATCTTGTCCAGATATCCACCTTTCACTTCCTCATAGAGCCTCCGGCCTTCTTCTGTGCCGGAGAGATCCGCTCTGACAAATAGGCCGACTGGGTCTACTCTCAATTCAAGTGTTCCGTTCTTTGTTCGTGCCACCGGCTTTCCGCCGTGGTTGAAGTTCAGAACCACATCTTTCATCAGAGTGTTGTTAAGAGCGCCGGATCTGATTTGTTCCTTGTAGGCAACCCCATCGTATTCGTACATGACTTCTTCTGTATCGAACACGAGTGCATAGCCTTCAACGAAGGCACCCTCTTCGGATGCCCTGACCTCAAAACTCCTATAATTCCTATTCTTGGTTATCATCATCGACCTCCTGTTCTGTCGCCTTGGGGTTCTGCCAGCGTTGCGGTTCGTCACCCCACGGAACTGGGGCCATATTCATAACTTCACGCCATTCATTCGGGGTCATTGCCTTCCGGTCAACCATCTGCACCAAAGCCAACTTGTTGGCCGTACTCATGTATTGCATCCGGTTTGACTCGAATATAATTTCGTTCTCAAAACCACGTTCTCGGTCCGAAAATATTTTGTTCGTCAACTCTAAACCAAGCGCAATTAAAACCGGCTCTATTTTAGCCTCATAAAACGCCTCCCAAGTGTCGCCGGACAACTTAGACAACACCGCATCCTCGTTTACCCCGAAATACCGGTAAATGTTGTTGCGCAGTTCCTCGACATTCTTGTAATTGGCAATCGCCGGCTTGATTTCTATCGGGTCAAAACTCTGTGTCGCGTCTAACATTGCAATGCCGGAACTGTTAGCCAATCCCATATAGTCCTCAACGAATCGGTCTTTTTGCTTCTTGGCATCTTCTGGTGACAACATTGCTTTAGTGGTTTTCAATATGCCTCTAAGATTCGCCGTTGATTTGATGGCGTTTGCCATGCCCTCGTTGGTAGTATTTAATAGGTCAAGGCTGGTCAGAATTGCACCGTTTGTGTCACCCCAGATGTCCGATGTGTTGTAGTCTTTTCGCAGGACGGCTAAGTCTTCCCATGAATGGGTCATAACTGTGCCGGACGGGAATCGGAACTGGATATAAAGTCCGCCGCTAACCTCAACCGCTTCTAATCGAGCGGTCGGCATGGGATATAATCCGACGCATTTTCCAAATTCGTCTCGCATGATATAAATGAACACCACGTTATTGATTTCTAGTAATGTCCGCACCTTATACAAAAAGTCTTTACCGTTCATGTAGAGGTTTGGCCGATACTGAATCATGCGTTGGAGCTTTCTGTCACCCGGACCGCCATCCCGCAGGACCTTGACATTCGCTTTGCTTGTATGCTCGGCCAGCGTCCGGATACACGCCCTCACCACCTCATTGGCATAAATATCAGACCCGAATGCGGAGAATGTGGCATTGTAGGTGCCGATTTCCCGCCAACCGGAGGTGACATACTTTTTGATGCCGCCGAAAATCGCCTTGATTGCATTTCTGAATTTCAAATTATCACCCCTATCGTAAATAGCGCATGTATTCATCTTCTTTGTCGCAGTAGCCGACCCAAGCGTTAAGAAGTGATACCATGCCATCAATGCGTTTTGTTGCTCCGGTCTTAACAGGTTGGATTGAATTGATACCGTCGCGGTTTAGCGTTTTAACGCCCGTATTCAAAAAGCACCAGCGCAACATAGGGTTGTTGTTGGATACAACCTTGTGATCTTCCAGTGCTGCGCCCATGCGCTTCATCGGGTATGTGAACGTGTACGCGCCTTGAGCAATCTTAACCATTTCAAACCCATACTCCGCCATTTCGTTTTGCCAGTATCCGGCCAAAGCTCTGTCGTAGCAAATCCAGAGTGGACGGATATCGTGCTGTTCGACCATATCAATAAACCACTGCGTCACAGCATGATAATCAACCGCCGCACCCTCGCAGATATGAAGCCATCCCTGCTCAGCCCATAGTTTATACGGAGCTTCTCGCTTGCTCCCGCTTTCAACATCATCCACGCGGGATTGTGGCAGGAAGTATTTTTGCAGAACGTAATAATTATCATCGTCTGGCTTTTTTATCAGCAACGATGCGCAGGTGAGGTCTGTTGTGCTGGATAAGTCACAGCCGCCTATTGCGTAACTATGTTCCAAATACTCCATCGGTACGACCGTTTCATTCACTGCCGCCTCGTAGGTGAGCCATGCGGCGTTGCTGTTTTCGGGCAGGTTAAAATCCTTGGTGAGCAATGTCGGCAGGAAAGTTGGGTCACGCTTCGCCTTCTCCACATTATCCGCAAGCGTAGACATTGATTTGATTTTTCCGAGTCCGGGATTCGCTTTCCCCCAGCATTCCGGCTTCGCCCATTCTTCCCGATCATCCAGCTCGTACAGGAGCGGCAACAAGCGATAATCCTCGAACCCGTCCTCCCATAACGCTACTTTGGAGCAGTAGTTGTATTTATCATCGAAAAACAGTTCTCTGACATAACCGTTCGTACTTATAAGCCATGCAAGCGGCTGCTCTCTCGCGGCCTGTGACTGGATCATAACATCGTAGACCTTGCTGTCCCGCGCTTCGTGAAACTCGTCCAAGCTGAACCAGTTAGCGTTTAGACCGTCCATCGTTTTTGTGTCGGATGCAATAGCTTTCAATGTTGACATTGTGGCCGGAAAGTATATATCCGACTGCCGCTTTTTCGTTAAGTTTTTAATCTGCGGCGATTGTTGTCGCATATTGACGCACTCGTTAAAAACCAGCTTCGCCTGATCCAGTTTGTTCGCCACAGCATAACATTCCGCACCCGCTTCGCCGTCTGCCATCAGCATGAATAGCGAAAGTCCGCTAGTTAGTGTACTTTTTCCGCACTTTCTGGCAATTAAAAACACAACCTCCCGGAATCTCCGTTTGTTGTGTTCGTCTACCCATCCATAGGCAAGCTGTGTCGCCGCCTTTTGGAACAACTCTAATTTAATTGTCTTGCCAGCCCAGCGCCCCTTGGAGTGGCGGCAGAACTTTTCAATAAATTTTATTGGCTTTTCTCCGGCCGCTTCGTCAAAGTGCCATTCAAACGGCGGGCTATCTATCCATGCACATTCGCGCTCATATAATGCCTTTACTTTTGCGCCGACAACTTCCTTGCCGTCATGTATTGCTTTCAAGTACTCTTTTACATAATTCACATCGCATCACTCGCCTCTAATAAATGCTATTAACTCGTCTGCACTGTCGCTACCTTCGTCCCGTAACGTGGTGATAATCTTCATCAGCGTCTGCACTGTTTGATTTGCGCCATTTGAAGTTTTGTTGTATTCAGTTATGGCTGGGTGTGTGTAGATGTTCTCACGCCCCTTAACATACTCCTTTGTGACAAGCGTTCCCTGTTCCTTTATAGCTCGCTCTAAATCGTTTAATATGTTTATCTGCACCTGATACCGCTTGAACGTGGTTATAAAAAAGAAGTTTTGCTCAACACCGTGTTTCTCGGCAATCTTTAATATCTCTTGTGCCTGTTGGTTTAAGTCCATTTATAGTTTCACCGCCTTTTCCCCTGTCAGCGATTCCCATCGGTTAATGATGACGTCGCAATACTTTTCGTCCAACTCCATCATGTAGCACTTTCTATTTATCTGCTCGCAGGTAACCAGCGTCGTCCCGCTGCCTCCAAATAGGTCAAGCACTACATCGCCCGGTTTGCTACTGTTCTTTACCAGCCGCTCAATTAGCTTTATTGGTTTCATCGTCGGGTGCTCGTCCGAACGGGTCGGCTTGTCCTCACGGAGCACCGTCTGTGGCGCATTGGCCAACTCCGCAACCAGGCTGATAAGAGCGTCCCTGTCGAGATCGTCAATGTTCCTTGCGGCGTCTTCCCAAATCTTCGTCGTTTGGGTTCTGTCGTAGATAAAATAATGCGCTGCGCCCGGCTTCCACCCGTAAAAGCAAGGCTCGTGTATCTGGTGATAATCCC